GTTTCCCAGTCACGATCGGAAAATCCCAAAAAGGGCATAAAGAAGTTGACACCACCTACTATGGTGGTTCACACTGACAATCGTAAGGCCAGGATATGCAAGCGAAGGCATGAGCGAAAAGAAATTATTCACGCAATCGGAAAATCTGGCCAAGGCGGGCAAAGAAAGCCTGATAACAAAAATAGGAGTGTAAAATGTTAAATAAATTATCTAAAGAAGACTTAATCTTTATCAGAGATTGTGTTGATTATTATTCATCATATTCAGGCAATGAAGATTTCGAATATCACGCTTTAATTTCAAATATTATTACAGAGGAGATAAAATAATGTTTGATCCAGTCGTAACATCAGCATTAATTAAAACAGGCGGTAGCTTGATAGGCAGCTTCTTTGGCGGGGACGATGGCCCCGGCTTCCAAACGCAGCTTAACGATAGTCTGCAATCCGCCAGAAAACATAGAAATCGTTACTATGGCGATATCATGTACAATGCCAAAAAATATAAAATTCACCCATTAGCTATGCTTGGGACAAATCCCCCGGCAGCATCCGGCCCGGTGTATTCCGGTGGCGGTTCAAATTCAAATATGGGTCAAAATATCACTCAAGCTCTTGCCAAAGGCGCTAGTGAGGTGATAACCGGCAAGGCAAATAAAAAAATGAACGATCTAGTTCTAGAAAGGGCCGAACTCGAAAATGAGTTGCTGCGATCGCAGATAACATCAATCAATAATCCAGCTAAGGCTGGCTCGGCCTACTCAAATGATCTTCGCGTCGTTGGAGAATTAGAGGATAAAGTCTTACCCGGTACTCGGGCAGAGAGAGACGCTTCAATCCCATCTAAACAACCCGGCGTTAGCGATGGTATAGCACAAATGTTCAAGCGTGTACGCGACAATCAAGGCGGTATAGTGTATTCACTTGATCAAGACGTTATTGAGGGCGAAGTCGCCGAGGCTATCAATGCCGTAGTCTTGGTATTCCCACAACTCGCAATGGCAAATGTTGGGGCCGCATTCAACAAACTATATGGCATAAAATTGGAACGTGATACTGAAAGACGCATTCAACGTGCTGTCCGAAAAATAAATAAATCACGCAGGCCAAAATATAAATATAACTTCAACAACCGTCCTGATTGGATGAAAGGAAAATAATCATGTTTGATAAAATTATCTCAAAAATCTTAACTCGATCAGCATTACGCATAGTGCTTTCTTTAGCACTTGGCGTAGTAGTCGGCTTTAAAGTTGACAATGGTGCAGAAGTAATCTGCGCTATCGCCGACGCATTATCTGTCATTGTAGAGGGCTGTCAAAAATAATGGCTATATGCAGGAAACCATGGATAACACCGCAGGGGGAAATTGCCCCCTGCAATCGGTGTCCAGAATGTCTAGTAAATCGAAAACAACTTTGGACAAATCGCAACATATTGGAAAGTTACGGACATGAGAAAAAATCTTTTATTACGCTCACTTATTCAGATGAGCACCTTCCCAAAAACTATCGTGGCATTCATACGCTCGATAAAACACACCTTCAAACGTTCTTTAAAAATCTCCGACCAAAGCTTGAAAATTCTATCCGATACTATGCTGTTGGAGAGTATGGTACAAAGGGAGAGCGAGGAATTAATCCCCATTATCACATACTCTTATATGGAGCTGATCAAGCAGACGAGGAATCTATCTGCGATAGTTGGAGACTTCCGGCAGGCCGCGGAAAGAAAGGCCCCCTCGCTGGCTTTACCTACATAGGAGATCTTAACTCACAATCCATAGCTTATGTCGCTGGCTATGTTCAAAAAAAAACACAATACAACAAGGATATGTACGATGACTTTGAAATCCTCCCCGAATATTCAACAATGTCCACCAGACCCGCAATCGGCGCGTCTGCCATCCCTAAATTTGTCGCCCTGTTCAAGGCAAAACCCGAATACCTCACTGAGCATGGAGACGTACCTTTCTCAGTTAATCACGGTGACAGAAGGCTCCCTCTTGGGGAATATCTAAGAGAAAAAATACGCGAAGGCTTAGACCTCCCGCACGATGTCCACACCTATATGGATGAACAAACAGGCGAACTAACAGAAAAGAAAATCTGGCATGGCAAAGAAGAAGCGAAAGCGCAACGCAAAAAAGAAATGCAGATATTGCAGGAAAATCAAAAGGTACATGACCCGAAATTACCGAAAGATGCTCAAGTTTCGGTGAAACACTTCTATGACTACAAAAATGAGCAATCTCGAAAACAATTTGACGCGAGACAAAAATTCGTTAAGAATAACCACACACTGTAACCAGAAAGGAAAAACTCATGTTGCAACGATCTAAACATAATCTCTCAAACCTACAGGTTGGGACATTTTCAATGGGAAATCTTGTCCCTATCGGCTGTCAGGAACTTGTTCCGGGTGACAGCCTTCAACACGCTACAGATAGCGTCATTCGAACGCTTCCTCTACTAGCACCACCTATGCATGAAGTCGAAATTATTATCACGCACACCTTTACACCAACTCGATTAGTCTGGGACGACTTCGAGGATTTCATCACAGGTGGCGACGATGGCCTTAACGCCTCCGTACTGCCCACAATCGACTTCTCCGGCTCACCAATCACCAAGACAGACCTTGGTCATTATCTGGGCCTACCAGTCGGCTTTAACCTATCAGTATCAGCAATCCCTTTCCGCTGTGTCGGAAAATTCTTTAATGATCATATTCTGGATGAAGAACTTCAGACAGAAAGAACTGTTGATACAACATCCGGTGCAGACACCACGACTGACAAAACCTTACCGCGCGTAAACTGGGCGCGTGATCGCTTTACAAAATCTAATGCAAATGAGCAATTAGGTACGGCAATCAGCATCCCTCTTGCTACTGGTAACGTGGATGTCACACATTCCTCAACTGTCACAACTGGCAATAGGGATATGAACCATTACGGTACAAATAAGCTTTACTTCCATGGAGATAGCTCCAACCAAATGCAGGTAGATCTTGGCAGTGCCAACGCCGCAACAATCAACGAACTACGTGAGGCAATCGCCCTACAAAAATTCGCTGAAATGCGACAAATATACGGCTCAACCTACGAGAAAATGCTCCAATCGGATTACAACATTAAACCCAAGGACGAACGTCTCAACAATTCCGAGATACTCGCAACTGGCCGTGGTATGTTACAATTCTCCGAGGTTCTTGCGACCGCAGAAACCGGAACATCTGTAGATGTAGGAGATATGAAAGGCCACGCAATCGCAGCCGTAAAATCAAATAAATACCGCGCTTTCATTGAAGAGCACGGTTATTTAATATCCTACGTCACTATCCGTCCTAAGCCTGTTTATACACAAGGCATAGAACGTCACTGGTTGAAATCAACGAAAGAAGATTTCTTCAACAAACACCTTCAAAATATGGGGATGCAAGCCATCACCAACAAAGAGGTCAAATTCGACCACGCAACCCCAGACGGTGTATTCTCTTATGAGCCAATGTACAACGAGTATAGACACGCTTATAATAGATACTTCGGTGAAATGACCGACACATTAGATTACTGGCACTTTGGCCGTAACTTCGGTTCAGACCCAGCTCTAAACTCTTCGTTTATCACCTGCACACCCAATCAAAATCCATTTGCACAATCCGCAACGGATAATATACTGGGTATGTTCAAACACAAGATCGCTGCCCGTCGTCTTGTGAAAAAATCAGTCCGCCCCGTCGGCCTAATCTAACCAGAAAGGAAATAGACCATGTCTAAGAAAAAAATCGAAGAGCAAGTCAAAACCCGTATCAAGGGTGAGGCTCGCAAAAAAAAGCAGGTAGCTGCTACACTCAACGAAGATGGACAGGAAATTCTTGATGAGCGTCCACTCTTCCACGATCTCGGCTTTAAACAGCCGGAAAGCCTTAACGACAAAATTCGTCGTATTACCGCACAGGTTCAGGCAGAAACAGCCGCTAAATTAGTGGCTCAAAACTTGTCCGAAGAGGACATAGAACGCATTCTCGACGAAGAGGACGACTTCGAAATTCCAGAGGATTTCGATAATACACTCACACAGTACGAAACTCGTGGGATGTTGTCCGAACTCGACGAAAGTGCCTACCTTACCTCCCCCGATCGTGACTGGGAAAC